AGAATGTTTCTGCCTCAGCTAAAGTAATATATGAGTTGCTTGAGGCTCCTGCTAATGTTGCATCTAATGCCATAATGGTATCCTCTCTAAAATAAATGCTATCATTTGGTCTGGATGGTTTTCTTTAACCCCATACTGCCTGTGGAATTGCTTATGGCATTTGACACATAAGGTAATTCCATTATTTATATCAAATCTTTTGGATTCGTGTTTAGACCAATTAAATAGGTGGTGGGCATGTAGTGTGCCGCCGCGATAACCACATACCCTACAAGTATAATTATCCTTTCTGTAAACATCCCTAATCCACTGCCTGTGCTCACTAGTGTATCTACCATCTTCCCTGCCACCTTTCCATATGGGATTATCTTTTCCTCTTCTTCTTTTCAAACACCCACAAGACATTATACTTCCATCTATAACAGAATCTGCTCTTACTACTTTTGTATTACCACACTCACATTCACATAACCAGTAGGAATGGGTGCCATTTCCTCTCAGGCGTTTCCGGCTATAAACGTATTTTTTAAACGTTAGCTTATTTACTTTAATTCCTGTCATGTCTTTCCTTCTTATGCACCCACAAGAACGAACTTCGCCGCAGTTCAATTTACTTGCACGTACTATTTTAATATTTCCGCAGTCACACTTGCATTCCCAGTGTAATACATTATTTACATACACTGGTTCAATAGCAGTAAGCTTACCAAATCTTTGTCCTGCTATTTCCTTACGTGGCATCATTATATAGTCTCCAAGAGAAAGATACTAGGGGAGGTTTCCCTCCCCCAGCAAGACCACTAAGACTTAGTGGGTATAAGAAAGTTTTACTGCGAAACTAGACTGGATAATAGCGTCTCCTAGCAATCTGTATCCTCCCAAGTAGCGACCAAAATTAAGCGCGTAGTCGCTAACTCTAATCACAGGAAGGGTTTGGAAGACTACTGCCAACCAATCAGCATGAGCAACTAGACAAGATTCTGTAGTATCAGAATTCATCAGAGGATGCATAACAACGTTCAACCCATAGATGCGGCCAACCTGGCCATTACGCACGATTGAGTTGTCGCCCAAATTAGCAGCAGACTGGAAATTAGTATCAGACATAATCGCATTGTAAAGTGTGGGTGAAAGAACTGCCCAGCGATTCTCTTGAGGAGCCTTAGCAATATTGAGTAACTTCACTGCATCCAATAGGTCTGCAGCAAAGCCAGAAGTTGCATCAACAGTAATTGTCTGACCAGAAGGAATTGAATCTAAATTAGTCAGTAGCTGGGTTTCTGTCTGTGTAGCGATAGTGCGAGCACCTTGAATTGTGTAAGCCTGGAACAGGTCAATACTAGCTTGAATCTGTTCAATGTCTTCAATTGAAACCATGAAGTAAGGCTGATGATTAATGGAAATAGATACACAAGTGTCATCTACATCCTCAGCAGAAACTGCTGTCCCTTTGGTTTTAAGTCCACCTGTAATTGTGCCAATATAAGGAACCTTAACGGTATCATACTTAGCATTAATAGAACCCTGATAAACCTTATTAAAGATGTTACCAAGAATCATCTCCGAAGTAGCCGCATAGGCAACCTCAGCTGCCCATAGTGTGGCATTTAGTCCAGAAATTGAGTTAGCCATGTTTTATTCTCCTAAATTTTTATTCTATTTCAAGAATTCGTGCTTAAAGGAGGATGTACCCTCCTATATATTAACTTCTTTATTCACCGCTTGAACTATTTAGTATTTTCTTCCAAACTTCTGGGTCTCTCATCTTATTTCTCATTTCTGCATAATATTTACCGTCTTTGGCTGCCCGCTGCCAGTCTATACCAGACGGTTCAGGTGGTTTGGTTCCACCACCCACTGCCCCTACGTCTACTTTTGACTTATTACCTAGCTTATTCTGCAATTTATCCATGAATTGAATCTTCTCAATACCAGAAAGAGATTCAGGCAATAAATCCCTTAAATCTTCAGGTAAACTCTCAGCTCTAGCCTTAACATACTGAGATTCCCAAGTCTCATATTGCTTTACCTTGGTAGTTAAAGACTCTGAAGAGTTTTTTAGATTTGATAGCTCTTCAGCTAGTTTTTCCATTTCCTTAGTTCTTTTACTTAAATCAGTATTTACTGAATTATAGGCATCACTAAGCTTAGCATTCTCTGACTTTAAAGCTTCAAGTTGCTTCTCATACTTAGTTGTTAGCTTATCTAGTGCTTTTTCGTGGTCTGATACTGGCATGGTCTCCGCCAGGCCATCATTACCTTCATTCTTTGCCATGTTATTCTGTCTCCTTGTCTGTATTAAATCCAATAGACCTTCTCGTTGTATCCTCAACCATTATGTCTGGAATCCCATCACTAAACTCAACATCTATCTCTGCTTCTACATTAAATCCTGTATCAAAATAATTGTTCTCTAGTTTAAGTAATGTCTTAAACAATTGCTTTAGCCCCTCTTCAAAATAAATTCCCTTTCTAGCAACTAAAGCTAGTGTTCTAATCATCTTTAGTCTGAGTGCTTCGGCAGAGTCAGGCATAGCTGACTGATTCCTAAATACTTTTATGTCTGATATATCATAAATAGCATCTATCTCTTTGTCTATTTCATTAAAAGCATGCTCTAAATTAGCATTCCAAGTAATAAACTCTGGTGGCCTATCCACATTCTCTGGTAACTCAACAAACTCCAAATCCTTTACATTGACTTTACCGTTCTCATCAATAAAGCCATTAGGTAAACAAAGTACTGGAGAAGAGTGTAAAGATAGTACACGGCTGATTTGGGTCAACCGCCGGTTTAAACTTTCTTGTAGGCTTTCAATTGCCTTATAATCACTAGCTCCAAAGAATCCATCATCTAATCTAATATTTGGAATGTGTGTAATTAGAAACTCATCAATCCCTGTTTGCTCGATTGAATCCATATCCATCCCTACTGTACTTAAAGGAACTTCTTTAGTTATATCATATGTAATGGAGTTTACTTCATATGCACTATGCTTGATAATACCTCTAAAGTGTTCTTGTACATAGACATAGTCCTTATCTTTAGTTGATAAGGATGACATAATCTTATAAGACATTACCTCTTCATCTAAATCAAATGTTGGGCATACCCGCTGCGGTTTGATTAATTTTACTTTTAGCTCACCATTCTTAATAAAAGACTTAATATAAATGTCTCCAAGCGCAGAAGAAAGCAATGCCCCCTCTAGACATACTCTTTGCATGTTTAACTTATTCCACAAACTAATAATCTCTTGTTCAACTAATACATCATTAGCAGTAAGTTTAGGGTATTCAATAAATAACATGTCACTAACTATCTTGCTAATTAAATAGCAGTAGTTCTGTACAGTATAAGAATAGTTGGAGTACTTATCTTCAAATATATTCTTTACAATCTCTGAAAAAGCATCTTCATGCTTTGATTTCAATAGGTTATCATACTTATTATATTCTTTTAACTTAATATCAAAATAATCTGGATAAACTTTAGCCATTTAATTACACTCCTCTGTTTTCAATAATATTTTGAAAAAACTCAACGTCACTCTGTCTGTGTCTGTGTATCATCTTGCCTGGTTTCTTTAATGGAGAAATCAGGTCAGCTACCGCCAAACCAACAGCATCAATCGTGTCATCATGTATCCTTGGATTGCCAAATCCAATATACTCATTAATAAACTCTGTAAAACTCTTTGGGAAAAGAATTCTTCCACCTTTAAAGTAAGGAACTAATGCCATTAGCCTTTCTTCTTTACTCCCTGTAGGTGGTATTTTCTTGGCTGGGTAGCCTTTGTATAATAGGTGCTGTGCCAGCGCAGCCTGGTAGGCTACGCTCTCAATGTTTATTTGATTGGCTCCATACCTACTGGCAAACTCTATAATTACTTCTACTTGCTTATCAAATGGAATCCTTCCTAAGTACTTATCTACTATATAGATAGACTCATTCTCTCTCTGCTTGGCTGCAACTACTAAACAGAACCTATCTGCACTCTCTTTGAGAGAGATAGCTAAGTCTACACCAAGGTGAATGGTACATTGCTTTAAATTAGGTAAGTCTCCATAAGAATAATAATTTATATCATCGAACTTAAACTTAGCTGTTTCCATCATGCAGTCTACTGAATTCATAAACTGACTGCTCCAGTTGAATATATGCATGTTATCTCTAATTTCTAGAAGCTCCTCTATTGTATATAATTCTGGACAGAAGCTATTTCCATCTTCATCTATGGCTGGATAGATACGAACAGCAAAGTCTTTTCTAACATCCATTAAATACTGGTTAAAGTCATATGTATTAAATCTTGTAGCCGTAATCTTGATTGGCACATTTCTATTCAATCGGGTAGGCAGGATAACTTTCTCAAACAGTATCTGCAATTCCTCTGTGTCTGCTTTATCACACGTTTTATCTGTTACAATGTCATCTATGATTATATGAGATGTTCTTTTACCAATTATCTGCCCACCATTAGTTGATGCTGCCACTACTGATGGGTGAGGAGACTTATTGTTGTGGTTTCTTTTA